TAAGATTTTCCATGTTAATGGAAGCAAAAACCACACTTGTTGATGAGTATCATGCTAAATCGCAACAACTCTTGGACAAGTACTACGCATTGAAAGACTCAGGAGAATCTGTTGAGTTTCCTGATTTACCTAAGTATCCTACCTTTGAAGACATAGAAAATCTATGTACGAAAATGAATGCTTTTGTAAGTACTAAGTAAGATTAAGGTATGGGTTCCACCTTAACGGGCCTAAACTAAAGGAACACAATCATGTATATAGTAGAAGATACACTTGCTATGCTATTTGCAGTATTATTTCTTAGCGCAGTAAGTATGTTTGCTTATAATGAAAGTGATGAAGAACCAATAGATGTAGTAGAAGTAACACAGACAGTTGAAATCATTCCTTCTTGGTATGACTTTGCACACGAAGATACTGAGTGTTTGGCAACGAATATTTATTTTGAAGCTCGTGGTGAGTCATACGAGGGACAAAAAGCAGTTGCATTTGTTACACTCAATCGTGTAGAAAGCAACAAGTTTCCAATGATATATGTTCGGTTGTGTATCAAGCAAAACATTCAGAGTGGTGGGCTGAACACAAAGATCGTTTAGTTCCTATTCGCAATCAATGTCAGTTCAGTTGGTATTGTGACGGCAAGTCAGACAGAATACGAAACTCTTCTGATTATCAAAGACTATATACTCTTGCTGCTGAAGTTATTACGGGCAGACACGAAGACAATACAGAGGGTGCGCTTTGGTATCATGCAAACTATGTCAATCCAGACTGGCGCCTTGCATACGCTAAAACAGTAGATATTGACGATCATATCTTTTACAAATAACTTGACAAACAATTACGATACTGTATAATATATAATATGACTGAAATTAATTCTACAAGAGTAGTTGTTACAGGTGGTTGCGGTTTCATAGGATCCAATTTGGTTGATAAGTTATCTTATCTGGGATTCGAAGTTACTGTTGTTGATGATATGCGCCAGGGTGAAGTAATATTCGATCGGCCTAATATCCGTTATATTCCTGAAGATGTTGCAACATGTGATCTTACTTCAAAGATAAAAAGGCCGTTAGCAATATTTCATTTAGCTAATAGTCCTCGTGTTAGGCGGTCTTTTGATGCACCCAAGGAGACCATAGACAATAACATAACTACGACTACCGCAGTTGCTGAGTGGACTAGGCATTGGAAGACCGTATTATTCTTCGCTTCTTCCTCTAGCACTCAGTATAACGAGTCTACTAATCCTTACACATGGAGCAAGTCTGCATGTGAACAGATTTTGAAAATGTATAGAACATTGTATAAGATACATGCTGTTAATTTATTTTTTTATAATGTTTACGGTCCAGGTGAGGCAGACTATGGTCAGTACAGCACTATAATTAGAAAATTTAAGAAAGATTATTTAGAAGGAAATCCAGTTACCATATTTGGCAATGGAAGTAAAGAAAGAGACTTCACTCATGTAGATGATGTTGTTCAAGGACTATTGCAGTTGATGATTGATGATACACTACATGAAGAAGTACATTTGGGAAAAGGTCAACCTGTCTCAATTCTTTCGATTGCCCAGTCATTTCCTACTACAATAATTCATAGTTTTGATAAGCCGGGAGAAGCGCAAAGAACTTTTTGCAAAAACCCTTATATAGAATGTCCCAATAATGTATTCAGTTATATTGATAATTGGCTGAAGGAGAACTCGATTGACAATTAGAGTAGTGGTAAACGAATTTATGGCTAATCCAGAAAAAGTAACAGATGTTTTCTTAATAACGAAAAGATTCAAGAATTCTACAGATTTTTCGCAGCACATCGAAAGAACAGCAGTACACACACGAACATCATGCATGGATGTACTACTAGACTATTGCGTGAAGAACGAGATTGAAATTGAAGGTATCAACAAATTTCTTAGCTCTAGTTTAAAAGAAAAACTGCAGGTTGAAGCGCAAGAATTGAACTTACTTAAAATCAAGGCGAATACAAATAAACTACCTTTTTAATATGGAACCATTTGAAGTTTTCAGAGTGTATCTCGCATTGAAGTTGCACTTTACAACCAAAGACTACGACATCACCAAAACAGATGGTGCTGTTCGTGGCAAGAAAGAAACTTTCTTGAAAAGAAAAGACCTGACCTCTATCCGCAAACTTGCAAGAGATTACAAGAGAGCAGATATTGTTGACATTCTTGTTGCTAATTTTGTCGATGGAAACAAATGGGGTGGAGTCTTTGATACTCAATGTATAGAAACTTACAAAAAATGGTTGACAACCAAGCAAAAAATGTTATATAATTTCAGTACAGACTTAGATAATGTTTTGTTTAGAATGGAAAAAGATAATCTAAAGTCTGCGATAACTGAAGGTACACATCCTCTTATTTTTAGAATGTTTATGGGTCGTGAAGTCAATTTAGAAACATTAGTCATGTTGGAAAAATTGAGACCCTTTGTTGATAAGTACAGCAATGATTTTGTACTTGAAGAGATGTGTCTTTTAGTGTCGAAATATAAGCCCTTTGTTCGTTTCGACAAAGATTATGTAAACGATAAACACACGGAGCAATTGATTTCAATATACGGTTATGAGTAAGTCTAATAATTATATACCCAAAGAAAGGCGCATTAAGCGCATTGAAAAACGCCCTGAGAAGAAAATTGACAGGGAATTAAAGAATATAAATAAAATTGATACATCAAAACTGGACGATGTATTTGAAAATTTATATACGAAGTAATACAACGCAATATAACGCAATACAATCATACAACGCAAATACTAGGAGTAATATATGTCTTTTAATTCACTATCCGATTTACGCAAAGCTCGTGGCAACTTCGATTCACTCATGAAAGAAGTTGAAAAACTTGACTCACCTCAACAAAGTAATCGAGGCGATGATCGAGAATGGAAAGCCACCGTAGATCAAGCAGGCAATGGCTATGCTGTCATTCGCTTTCTTCCGGCACCACAGGGCGAAGATATGCCTTGGGCACAACTCTGGAATCACGGATTTCAAGGACCATCTGGCAAGTGGTACATTGAAAACTCACTCACTACACTGAAGCAAACTGATCCAGTTTCTGAATTAAACTCAGAGCTTTGGAATAGCGGCGTAGAAGCAAACAAAGAAATCGCTCGCAAGCAAAAGCGGCGACTTTCTTACTACGCTAACATTCTTGTTGTTGAAGATTCAGCAAATCCAGCTAACAACGGTAAAGTATTCTTATACAAGTTCGGCAAGAAGATTTTTGATAAGATCAAAGACGCTATGCAGCCTGAGTTCCAAGATGAAGCGCCCCTTAATCCATTTGATTTCTGGGACGGCGCTAACTTCAAACTGAAGATTCGACAAGTGGAAGGTTACCGCAACTACGACAAGTCTGAGTTTTCTGGTCCAACTCCTATTGCTGATTCTGATGAAGCAATCGAAGTTATTTGGAATCAACAGCATTCACTCGCTGAAATTATAGCACCAAGCAACTTCAAGTCTTATGACGATTTAAAGCAGAAGTTGAATATGGTACTAGGTAATAGTTCATCTGTCGGCCGAGCTGAAAGCATCTCATCTATCACAGGTGATTCTGCTGACGATAGCTTCATGCGAGACGTAGCAACAGCTACTGCATCGGTTACTAGTATCAATCCAGTTACTGCAACTGAAGAAGACGATACGATGTCTTACTTTGCTAAACTTGCAATGGATGACTAGTAGATAGTTACACGAAAAAGGGACTTCGGTCCCTTTTTTTATGCTCGTGTATATTGTCTTGATTGAAAGTCTATAAAAGAATTTACAGAATTTCTTGCTGTCGTTGGATTTATCAGAACAGGAGGAGCTGAATTGCTTGCCTGTGTATTATTATTTGTGATGTTATTGATTACAGTGGGTGCTTGCTGAGAAGTTTGGCTTGCTGATGCTTCTGTCATATTTCCTACGGCATCGGCAGTAGGAGTAACTGATGTTTCTATTCTTTCTAAACCACTTGCGCTATCAGATCCAGTCATAAGCATTCTTGAAGGATCTGAAGGAGCCATATTAACTAATGCGTTTGCGTTGGGAACATTGTTCTCAAGAATATATTCGTCACTTTTTAATGTAGCATCTGCCATCGCTTTATAGTTTTCTTCGCTTGGATTTTCATTGTAAGCAATTTCGGCGTCTACTGCTTTCTGATTCAATTCTTTTAATTTAGGATCAACAGCATTACTATTCTCATTTCTGTTAGTAGACACAGAAGGTGTCACTGA